TTTTTTTATTTAGGAGACTTATGTCGATCATTACATCTGCCAATCTGGCGAATGCAATCGTGAAGCTGGTGGCCGCGGATGCGCTACCCGCGTTGATGGCCAATATGGTCATGGGCAATCTCGTGAATCGGGATTACGAGCCCGTTCTGGCGAACGCTGGAGATACCGTAAATGTGCCGATTCCTCCGGTGCTTGTGGCGAATAACATCGCGGAAGGCGGGACGGTTTCTCCCCAGAACCCCAGCTTGGGCAACGCTCAGATCGTGCTGAATACGCACGCTGAAGCGACGTTCCAGATTCCCGACGTCACGAAGGCGCTCGCTTTCCCAGAGCTGCTGAAGGCCTATATGCAGCCGGCAGTAATAGCGATTGCTCAGCGCGTAGAGCACGACCTGCTGAATCTGTACAGCCAGTTCACGGCGAATACGCCCGTTGGCACCGCGGGAACACCTATCACAGAGGCGACCATCGATTCTGCGGAAACTGCTCTCTTCTCGGCAATGGTGCCGGCGAGTATGCCGAAGTACCTGGTGGTGGATTCCAACACGTACTCTCAGATTCGTCAAATTCCGCGATTCAGCGAGTATTATTCGGCCGGGGAAGCCGGTCTGAAAGCGCTGGTGGAAGGGAACGTCGGAAAGATGAAGGATTTCTTTATCTTCCGATCGCAGTTAGTGCCGGTGACTGGCGGGGCCACACCGAACAACCACAGTTTGGCTTTCACGCGAGATGCCATCGGGCTGGTGGTGCGCCGCTTGCCGCAACCTCTTCCCGGTACGGGCGCTGTCGCCGAGTACGCGGAAATGGGCAATTTCGGCCTGCGCGTCGTTATGAGCTATCAGCCGAATACGCTGGCTCAACAGTTCACTGTTGATGTGCTTTACGGATGCGGTGTGCTTCGTAATAACTTCGCAGTGCAAGTCAACACATAGTCAACCGGAGATCGGTTAACTGCAGACGGAGCCGCGTAATGCGGCTCCGTTTCCATTTCTAGGAGCAGATACGTCATGGATGTTAAACAGTACTACCGAAAGATAAAAGAAGTTGAAACAGGTCTAGTCGACAAGTATCCAGTCTTGGTCAGCCTCGAGACAACGGACGGCGGTAGAGCGGGCGTGATTTCCGAAGTCACACAGCCTGTTGCCGCAAAACTCATTGTCGAAGGCCGGGCGGTGCTTGCAACAGACGCCGAAAAACAGTCCTACCTAGAGCAGCAAGCGCGAGCCAAGAGCGCGGCGGCGAAAGCCGAGTTGGCACGGCGATTGCAGGTGGCGATTATCGCCGATCCAGACGGGGTCACGCCTACAAAGCCAGCGACTACACAAGTTATTGGGGAATAGATACACCAATGGCTCTGTTCACTGACCCGGAGATCGTCTCGCTTGACGATCTTCTGCAATTCGAGAGTTCGTTGTTACAGGTATCGACAACACATGGCATCGACGTCGCGACGAAAATTGCGCTGGCTGTCAGCGCTATAGAGGACAAGCTGATGCTGTGGTTGCTCAACTCGGGTGCATCTGATCCACAGTTTGTGCAAAGAAGGACGCTCGGCCTGTCCACTGTCGTAGTTACGCCGACCCTCTACCGCTGGATCTGCTTTGACTCACTCTCAAGATTCTTTGCAGAGGCGTACAACGTGCAACTTAATACGCGCTTCCAGGGTAAGTGGACGGAGTACCAGCAGGAGGCACGCGAAGCGGCGGACATGGTGTTCATGTCCGGCTTGGGCATCGTTTACAACCCGTTGCCTAAGCCTGCGATGCCGAACCTGACGGTCGGTCAGGGCAGCACGCTTTCGCAATCCGTCTTTGTCCAGACCACCTGGGTTGATGCAAGCGGGAACGAAGGTGCTCCGGGCCCAGTGAACGGGCAATTATTGCCGCAATTCTCTGCATTGGCCGTGACGCCGTCGCCGCAACTTGGCCAAGTGCCGGGCACTGCTGTGGGGTGGAACATCTACGCGAGTATTACAAATGCGAACCTGCAGCGACAGAATTCTGCGCCGCTGCCGCTAGGCTCCACCTGGCAAATGCCGAACCAAGGCCCGATTGCGGGCGGACCACCGCCGCCGAGCGGTCAGACACCGGATTTCTATATCGCGCCAAACAAGCGCATCCAAAGAGGTTGAACGTGCTTCCAGTTACCATGTTAGCCAGCCAAAAACTAGCCGGCCTACTTACGATTAACAATGCACTACAGCAGCAGATCAGCAGTTTGGCTGATACGGCCGGTCTGCGCGTCCCGAGTATAACGGCGCAACAGGTTGTGCTGAGTTCAGCAGCCCCGGATATTGGCGACAAGAACGTGCAGCTAACGTATCCGCGCGTCTGTCTTTACAGCAGTGTTCTAAAAAACACACATGCCGAAAAGTTCAGGACACTCTCTGGCACGGTCTCCGTGGTCACGGAAATTTGGGCCAGTGGAAACCTGGTTAGCGATACAGATAGCTGGATTCATTTCTACGTGGAAGCAGTAACAGAGATATATCGTCGGGCCGCCGGTGACCTGCTTGACGGATTTTATTTCTCCGGTGAATACGATGTTCAATTTGCGCCTCCGAAAGCTGGTGGTGTTGGTTTCTCACAATCTGCAAAAGTCACGTGCATTCTCAACGTTAGTCAGAATTGATCTCTCATGCCGACTTACATCTCCTCGAACCGAAATCGATTTTACGCGGCGACTGAAGCGGGCTACGGCGATGCCGCTGCCATCACTGCAGCGAATCGCTACCCAGCGGTGCATTTAAAGGCGCAGCAGACGGTTGAGCGTGGTCACCGTCGCGACAAAACAGGATCGCGGACCTTCATGGGCACCGCGACCACCGCTCGGCGCAGGACAGCATTCGACACGCAAACCTACCTAACGTCCTGGAGCGGATCCGGTGACCCGGGGTACGGCCCGCTAGTGCAGGGTGCTCTCGGGGCTGCCCCGCAACTAAGTAACGCCCTGGTGATCGCATCCGCACAGGCAGGCAACGATCTGCAAACCGCTGCGGCGCACGGATTATCGATCGGGTCGGCTGTCGCCTACAACAACGAAATAAGGTTCGTGACCGCTGTCCCAAACGCGACTTCGTTCTTGCTGAACGCACCCTTCTCGACCGTACCGCCGGCCAACGCCAGTTTGGCCCCAACGATTACTTACAAGCTCGCAACTTCGTTGCCGAGCATAACGCTGTACGATTACTGGGACCCGATCACCACAGTGAGCCGAGTGGTTACCGGAGCAGCGGTCGATCTCTTCGAAGTCGTTGTTAACGGTGACTTCCATGAGATGCAGTTCAGTGGACCAGCGGCCAACTTGATCGATTCGGCGAGCTTTCAGAGGGGAGTTGCTGGGCTTACGAGCTTCCCGTCTGAGCCGGCCTTGAGCACTTTCGATTATTCAATTGTTCCCGGGAATCTGGGTCAGGTGTGGCTCGGCAGCAGCGCCACGCAGTTTTTCACTCTCACGGAAGCGGCTATCGCACTGAATAATAATGTTGATCTGCGGAGCATGGAATTCGGCAATTCGTACCCGCTCGCGCTGACCCCAGGTCCGCGTCAGATCAGTTCGGCGTTTACTGTGCTGGTTCAAGATGACGCTCAGACCTCAGCGTTGTATGCTGCCGCCAAACAGCGGACGCTCATTGGAGCAATGCTGCAGCTCGGGCAGCAACAAGGACAGTTGATGGGCATTTATCTGCCCGCCGTCACTCCGGAGATACCGATTTTCGACGACAAGAACACACGGCTGCAGTGGCAATTCAAAAATAATCTTGCTCAAGGGGTCAGCGATGACGAACTGTACATTGCATTTGCGTGAGTTCGAGTACGCTAGCAATGTCTGGCGAGAGAGCAAGGTTTGTGGTGGTGTGCGATTTTCCTTGCGGCGTATCTCGCTTGGCCAGCGGATCGAATTGACCCGTAGAGTTCACGAACTCACGTTGCGCAATGAGTTCCTGCTAAGTGGCGCACAGGCAGATCAGATCGAGGCCACGTTAGGCGATTTACTCGCTCGACGGCTGTATTTGGAGTGGGGACTCGCGGAGGTTCACGGTCTGGTGATCGATGGCGTGACCGCGACGACAGAACTGTTGATCGAAAAAGGTCCGGAGGTGCTCGCAGACGAAATCGTGGCGTGTATCCTTTCTGAGCTTCAGCTAACGGAAGAAGAAAGAAAAAACTTCTAATCGCATTCCATTTCCAACAGTCTTCGCCAGCCGCGTGGAACTGCGATACATGTCGATCTAGCGGTCTGGTGCAAGTAAGGAATTGCGCTTGGTCACCGAACCCGCATAACGGAGGCAAGGTCATATGGACCCGAGCTGGGCACGCAACCACGAGCTGCCCTAAATCGCTGATAACAGCACAGAGCATCGCATGGGTTGAAGAGTTCTTGACGTGGAAAGCCTTTGGGGGCGGAGTCGCGTGGTCCATTCCGGCGAAAACGGCAGAGGCGTTGTTGGTTCTTGAGCGAGCTTGGCGTATGGAGAAGGAACATGAGTCAT